GTTCAATTTTGAACGCACCAACGGGTGATGACACGTCAATATCGGGTATTCCGCCCCCATGTCGGTTCTCAATCCGTGTGCACAGGCATTTTTCGGCCTCAAGTAGAGGCTTCAGGCTCTTCCAAAGCTTTGCTTCCGGCCCCATTTGCGCTGGTCTCCGCTGGTGTGACGTCTTTCAGGAAGGGGTACTTCTCTTGCAGTTCCATCAGGCGTGTCATGATCTGGTCACGGCTCATGTTTTCGATGCGGTTAAGCGTCTCACGGCGGTCAGTCGTTAGGCCACCCAAGGCACTGCGCAGCTTCTCTGCGTTGATGGCAGCGGAGAATTGGTTTGCGCCTTCCGCACCACGGGACAGGTTATAGAGGCGCTCTAGCTGGCCCAGCGTTGTCACGCCATACCTACGTTCACGTGCTTCCCGCAGTTCTTTGATGTATTCGACAACGTGGGGGAAGTCCGTGCCGTTCAGCAGCTTATTGGCGTATACACCAGCGGTATCGTGATTGAACCCTGCGCGTCGAGCGCACTCCACGTTGGTGTAGAGGCCCTCAGCATACAATTCGGCAAAGGTTTTCTGCCGCTCTGTTATCACACGCCCATAATCCTCTTCGATGTGGGCAACGTTCTGCCCCTTAAGCGAAGCGGCAGCGTCCCTGTTCTTCCTAAAGCCACCCATGTCGATCCTCCGGCAGTGAATTAAACCACCTTTTTGGTAAACCCAAGTCGGGGCAAGGGTCAAGACGAATCAGGGAAAGATTGCTATAGGGTTTTTTAGGCCCCCCCCTTCCATTTCATTACAGTAAGACCCCCTGAAAATGTTAAGTGTAATAACAATGTAATGAACTATATCTTGTCTTTTCAACAACTTAACACATACTCAACACACTTTTTACATTAACACGAGGGGGGTCAACACAAATTTAAATTCACAAGGGGGGCCTAAAATCCCCTATAGGGCACTTTTGGCCCATTTTTGTCCTCTAAGTGACTGATACATATGACAAAACCGCCATTACAAACTCATTTACACTCTCCGAAGAAAGTGTAAAAAGTGTAAATGGCGGTGCTTTTTAGTCCTGCGATTTCATACACTTAGCAGGTCCAAGGAGCGAGGTCAACCCCTCAATCAACTTTGTAAAAACGCCCATTTTGTAAAGGACCAAGGTCCAAGGCCCAACATTCTTCTTGCACCCTGCTTCCGCTTGTGTATAGTGAACAAGCGACCACTACCAAACCCAAACTTGAAAGGAAGACCCAGATGATCTCCCCAGAAATCCTGCAACCCATCTTTGACAGGGTTGCCACGCACTTCCTGTCCATGCCGAAGCCTTCGGCTACCCCTGACAAGGCCATGTGCCTTTACCGCGACGAAGACAACGGCAACCGCTGCTTCATTGGCGCGTTGATCCAAGACGAAGACTACACCCACGAGATCGAGGGCGTGTCTGTCAGAAGCAGGGGCTACAAGCCTTTTGGCGCAGGGGCCACGCTTGAACTCGCTGTCGTGCGTGGCATGAACGCCTTGGGCATCGAGATCGACGAATTGAACGACGATATCCGTGAAGACTTGGAAAGACTGCAGATTATCCATGACCACTGGGGCGAGGGACGATGTGGGCGCGAAAGCGTCAAAGAACTCCTCATCAGCTTTGCCAAGGCCCGCAAGCTTTCCGCCGCCGCCCTGACCGCAGAGGTGGCGGCATGATCATCAAGCTTGTCTACAACCCTGCCTATGGCTTGCCTGACGACACGCGCTGCCGTGTGCTGGCTGACTCCGAAAACCACGGCATCTACGCCGCCGCCAAAATGCACAACCTTGCGATGTCCACAGTCTACCGCTGGCGCAAGGAAATGCTCATGAAACCCGCAAAGGAAACCTCAAATGGCTAACCTCTTATACCCTGCCTATGTCGATAGGCTTGCCATCTACTCTGTCACACTCAATCCAGAGATTGGCTACAACGACGAAATCCCATCCGGCACAGTCTGTGCCATTTTGGATTGGACCACTGGTGACGGCTACACCAACGCTATAGACCAACTCAATGCCGTGAAAGCTTGCGCCCGCATTTTGGGGCACGACGAGAAAAACATCGGATTGGCAGTGCTGATCAACGACAGGTGGATCGCCGTCGACGAAGCAAACCTCAAGTATGGGGTTTGATCATGACCACAAGCCTCAAGCTTACCTTTGCCCGCTACGTCTACGAACTGGGCGTCTTCTCCGTCGATAACAACCCCAACACGGGCTACGGCGACCCCTTGGACCAAGGTGCGATGGTCTGCAAACTCCCTTGGTCGCACGAAGACGGGGAAGCCAAGGCTTTCGAACTGTTTAAGGCGGCGCAAGCCGCATCATCAGCGTTGGGCGGAGTGATCTGCCTTGCCGCAAAAGTCGATGGCGAATGGATCGCCTGTCACCACACCAACCTTTCAGAATAAGGAAACCTGAAATGATCATAATCAGCAAGGATCAGGCGCACGATATGCTCCGCATCATCGAGGCCAGCATCGAGATGGACCAGTTTGCCGAACTCGATCTCAAGGACGTCGACCAGCTAGAGCGCTTCCTTGCCCGCGCCAAGCTGCATGAACTTCTGACAAACGCGCTGTATCAGCAATCGAGAGGAGCGGAAGCATGACGCAATACGTAGTGATCTGGCGGGCCTACGACACCGCCGAAACCATGCTGACGGACGTCTACCTGCCTGACGATCTGGAGCCGGACGCCCTGACAGATGACAACTGGGTCAACCTCGCGTGTGAGCGCGAGGAAGACGATCTGGAAGACAATGAGAAGAGCCTACCGCCCAGCGTCACGGGCTACGACCTCATCGCCGTGCTGCGCGGCCCCATCACCCTTATTCGTTGAAAGGAAAGAACAATGGACACAACCCAACTCCACGCCTACCCGCACGACACGGGTCTAGCCCCCTGCAAGGGACTGACCAAGCGCGAATGGTATGCGGGCCTAGCAATGATGGCGCTCATCCCCCACGCCACGGCCATCAACGCCAATTCCTACGAACTGGCTGACCGCGCCTTCCAGATTGCTGACGCGATGGTCTACGCCATCCAGAAGGATGAACTGGGGGCCAGCAAATGACCACCAAACCCTGCCCAGAATGCGAGGGCCAAGGTCAGAGGGAATTCGAGCGGGTCTGTAGGGCCTCTGCATCAAACCCCTACGGCGACATCGAAGGCTACATGGCGGAGTGCGACAACTGCCATGGGTTGGGCGAGATCGAGGATGACGAGGAAGACGAGGAATAATGCAAGTGATCGTTGCCATCGCCCTCATCTGCGGGGAAATCGTGTGCTCGAATGTGGTTTATGAACCAAGGTTCGAGGACATGGCGGCTTGCGAAGCATACATCGGGAACGAGCGGCAGGTCCGCTCGTTAGACCAAGAACAGGTCGTGTTGGACGACTGCATATGGACGACAGAAGAAATCATGAAGGAATTCAAATGACCCAGATCACGCATGAAAGCACGGCGGAGTCGCAAGCTTTCGAGAAGATCAGCACGGACCTAAAGCGGTGCTTTGCAACGTGGGAAGCGGCGGGCATCCAGCCCAGCCTTGCCATGTGGGCAATGACTGTGCTGATCACCGAATCCTTGCGCAGCGCACTTGACGGCGACAGGGGGCGGATCGTGGAGTTTATGCTTGCCGCGATGAACTCTTCGTTGTCCGAAGCAGAGGCAAAAAACTGATGGCGGGTGGTCTGAATTACGCGCCGGAAGACGTCCGCACCAGCGAGATGATGGTGGCGTCCATTTCAGGGTCAGGCGTGGCCTTTGCCTTCATGCCGCACAACGTAGGGGAAGAGCCGCAGATCGTGGCGATTGCACCTAAGATTGCCAAGCTGCACGAAATCCGCATCGGTGACACCATCGAGGTGGGCTACGTGGAGAACTTCCCTGAACACCTAGAGCGTGTGCCGTGGCGGGCCGTGGCAATCTACAAGCGGACGGACGGCACTGAAAAGGCAATGGCGGGCATCAAGCCCACCGAAGCCCGCAAGACCATCGAAAGTCAGGTCTTGAACATCGTCATGGGCGGCGAAGTCTGGAACAGGGCGGAGATGTACGTCGAACTGTTCAACGAAGCCTTCACGTCTGTGACGGCGTCAGAGGTCGAACGGGCAAGGTACGAGGCCATAGGGCATTCGCTGCTACGTCTGCACGACACGGGCTCGATTGCCTGTGCGCGGGTCTACGGGCCCGCGAAGAAGAACGCCACGGCCCTCTACTACGCCAAGTCCACCCACGTACTAGGACGCGCCCTGATGGGGCTGGACGATCTGAATACGGGAGCAGAGCCATGAGCACCCGACATGACGTAAGCCGCCGCCCCGAAGGGCTTTTCAGCGTGGCTATGGATGAAGCCGAAGCTGGCGACGAGGTCGTGTACCACGTTGGGCAACACGCTGGCGGGCCGCACAAGAAGGAAGCTGCTGCGACATACGAAGCAGGAAAGTGCATCCTCTACCAGCGCAAGCTTGGTGGTGGGCGGTTCGAATACATCGCGAAGAAGAAGGGGAAGACAAAATGAAATGGACGATGCTGAATACGTTCAAGCGGAAACAAACCCGCGCCGACATGGTTGCAGAACACCTGAAAGAGGTGGAAGCAATGAAGGTCTACATCACCGACAAGCGGACGCCGGAACAGGAGGAGATGTTCAAAGAGCAGAAGCGTATCCAAACCCTTCTGGGTTTTGATCATGGCGATAGCCACCAAAACTGGCTGCGGATGCATCAGATCCTGTTGGCCCACGAAAACCGCATCGAACAGTTGGAAGGTGAGCGTGATTATACCGAAGGAACTAATGACGTTCTTATTGCTGAAAACCAACGACTTGAAGCCAAACTCGCCAAGGCGGTGGAGACGCTGCGGTTTTACGCTTCCATCTATAAAGACCCTTTCGGCAATCGCGCCCGCGCCGTGCTACCTGAACTGGAGGGCCAATGACCGAGGTCCGACGTAAACCAATCGAAACCGAAGACGATGATGGCGTCACTTACATCAGCTTTGATGACGATCATACCATCCGCGACATCATTCGCTACCTACTGTCAACAGGGGTGGATGCAGAGGAACTGTATGATCACATCAACGACCCAGAGTTACTGGCAGATGCGGCATACAAGGAGAAGAATAAGTGCACGACTTAGCCGGATTTTTATGGTAGTATTAAGGACATAGGGCCTTGAACCAAGCATAGCCCGTTGATAAAGGGCTGTGAGGGGCGTGAAACAATCTAACAAACGGCAACGGGTGTTTTTGTTTTGGTCGAAATCAGACTGCGCTACGGCCTATTTCCCCAATCGCCCCTCACCAATCTCCCCGAACATCGATGGCTGACGAAAAGCAGAGAGCCATATGGCGGGCGGCGTCTCTAAAATACGCTATGAAGAATCGTGAACTTATTTTGGCGCGTGGCAGGGAAGCAAAACGCAAGAAGGCAGAGGAAGACCCTGCTTGGCGCGAGGAAAACAATTTCAAGAAACGCGCCAAGGGGCTAGGTTTCACCAAGAAGCAATGGGAAAAGATGTTTGATAGTCAAGGGCGCGTCTGCGCCATATGCGGGTCCGATAGCCCACACCATAAGAAGGGCTGGCAGCTTGACCACTGCCACAAAACCAATACAGCCCGATTTATTCTATGCACACACTGCAACAGGGGCCTGAGCGGCTTTCGGGACAACCCCGACCTGATGCGCAAGGCCGCAGATGCGCTTGACAAATTCAACAGCC